CTTAAAATCCAATTGTAATGTTCTGCCTCCACGGGCCTCACTCATAAAACGACTAAACAAAAGTTCTTCTCTGATGGGATCAACATTTGTAATACCTAAACAATAACAAATAAGCGAACCACATGCTGAACCTCTTCCCGGACCCACAGCTTGTGATCCATCACCAAATCCCAATAAATCACGACAAACTCTACGAGCCTCATCAGTCATCATTTTTTGGATCAAAAAATAACTAGTAAAACCTTTTCGTGTAATCAAGCTATATTCTTCTTCAATTCTTCTAATGTATCTTTTATCATTAGATGGCAAATTCCTTTTTTTGTATCCTTGTATTATTTCCTTTTTAAGAATGTCGTCTCCATCAGGTATTACTGGAAGCTTTAAACTTCGATCAAGTTGAATTCCTTTGGCTCTTCGGCAAATATCAACAGTAGTCCTTTTTGCTTCACAGAAAATTTCATAAGGAATTGAATCTTGATAATCACTAAACCACTTATCATTAAGTTCTTCTTCACTCTTCATCCATAAATTTGCATCTTGTAATTCAAAAAAATCTTGGTTGGCATCTTCTCTCATTGCACTTTCAATTTCGGCAATAGTACGATTTGTTTGTATCATCAACATTAATCTTTGATACTGACTATCTTCTTTGTTGCAATAGTGAGCATCATTAGAAAGTATGATCTTAAGACCATATTTTTGCTTTGCCTTAACAATAAATTCATCATAAGGCTTTTGCTTCTTGAAATCCAAAAGCATTATTTCAAGATAAAAGTTTTCTTTGCCAAACATTTCAACGTACCGCTCAACCATAGCAAATCCAGCTTCTTCGCCACCTTTGTCAAAAGCACGACCAATCTCGCTGGCATAACAACAGCTTGTGAAAATAATTCCTTCCTTGTGCGTCAAAAGCTGTTCATAATTTACTCTTGGGCGGCGATAAAATCCTTTTGTCCATCCCCAACTGGAAAGGCGAACAAGATTTTTATATCCTTCGTTGCTATAGGCAATAGCAAGCAAATGACTGCTAGACTTAAATTCATTTTTTTCTGCTTCTGTTAAATCTGAGTATATTTTTTTACCTTCATCCTGCTCTGTCATCTCAGGCTGGAGACGATTCATGTAGAGTTCGACTGCAAATATTGGGCTAAGAGTGTCCTTGCCATACTTGTCGTTAACTTTTTCACATCCACGAATCTGCCGTGGAATTGCACCCATCATGCCATGGTCACTAATGGTTAAAAACTTTTGATTAATTTGAGGCGCACGAACACAATACTCTTCCACAGAACCAAAACCATCTAGTACAGAAAAGTTTTTTGCGCCCCCGGTAGAAATTTACCGGGGGCAATAAGTCAGTGTGGAGATGCAGGTGTTCAAAACCTACTATCTCCACACTGGATCTTTCTTTGTGCATGGTTAACGACCTTGCTTAGTTTATAGCCACTTTCCAAATGCATCCACATCGCACTTTGTTTTTTTTACCATAATCCTGTTTGCCTGTCAATAGATGTTGCTTATTCAAGCAATTACGTTCAGTTTCAATAAATTATGTTTGAAAAAATAATTATCAAGATTAAATAATTAAAAGAAAGGAAAAAAATGAAAGAAGAACAATATTTGCCAACATTCTCAGAATGGATTGAAATTCGGGAAGGCAAAAAGCCTTACAAAGGATTTAATAAAAAGAAAAATCATCCAGAAGGCGGTCTAAAACCTTCTTATGCACGAAAACTCGGCATCCATGCTGGTGTTGAAACAAAACGTGAGGCTGAACGCAAAGGAGGCGTAAGCAAAATGTCCAAAAAGACTCAGGCAAGAAGAAAATCTTTTTGCGCAAGAATGTGCAAAGCTGGCACAGAAAAAAGCAGAAATGATCCCAACAGCAAACAAAGGGCAGCACTAAGAGTCTGGAAATGCAGATGCTAAAAATTATCAGTAAAAAATAGATAAATTATAAGTTTTATAACCTTGCAAAATTAAATTCACAAGCCAAACCAAGCTTATATAAAATGCACTGCGCCAATCTCTGTCTTGACCCCAATGAATAAGACAAAGACACCAATAGCACGATAAGACAAAGAAGCAAGCAATCAAGTTGGCGCAAGAATAAAAAAGAGTGTTGGGCAAAATAATTAAACTTATGCCCAACAAAAAAGCAATTAAATGAATGAAAAGTTCATAATAGTTTTTATTTTCACTCATCTGATTTTGTACTGCCTTTTGCTTGGCGATCTTTCCATTTGTTAAAATCTTCTTCGATAGATTTGGCTTGATCATCAAACGCTTTAATTTCAGCCTGTGTTTTATCGTAAAAAGATTTTAATTCTGCTTTCTTAATTTTTTTATTTTCATAAATTGACTTGATTTTATTTGAAAAAGCAATAAACTCTTCCGTCAAAAGAAAATTATTATCATCCATCGTTGATTCTCCTTTTGGGTGGGCTAATTTGAATATAGTTTCCTTTTTCTTTTTTTTCATAATGTGCAACATACTCATAAGGAATTCTATAAAAGTCTTCTGCTTCTCCTGTTTGACCAAATCCTTTACCGCATTTTTTCCGCACTCGATGACATCCGTGTTGTGGCATAAGAAAGCCTTTGGATGACGATATAAAACCGTGACCTTTGTATTCATTTTCACAATCTCTTTGCGCCGCTTCCAAACACTCCATCGGAATAATTAACATTTGATTGCCGGAATAAGCATTGTTGTTTGTATCCAAATGATAATCGCACATTGCCACAAATGCTTTTTGACCATCACGTCTATATTTTAATTTTCTGGTTTCAATATCAACACCTTCTTTGACAAATTTAAAAAGATTATTACGCTTTGTAGCTGCTTCCATCAATATTGTTTTACCATTTAATTCAATTCTTAAATCAGTGCAATTAGTAACAACATTGCCAATATCATTGATATCATTATCAAATACAGACCAATTTTTACTTTTCCAAAAAAGAGTTACAGCATCACGTCCAACACGTTCAAATTTTCCATGGCGTGAAACATGAAAAGAACCATGAATGTGACCATTTTTAGTATATGTTGACATTTTTAAATTGATTCACCAAACTTGTAAAAGTTTAGAAGGACACCTTTCATTGCCCAAAAAATCAACAGTCATTGTTAGATCTCAGAAAATCTTTTCCTATTCATCGTTTCTAAGGAATTTTGACGAGCCAAATAAATCTTTTCTTTTTCAGAATCATCTTTTGTAGCAAGAGCCACATCATTGCCCCAAATAAATCTTAACGATTGAAGAACATCGCCAATATAAGGATCGTAAAGAGTTCGACCATCAGACTCGTGCTGCAACATCATAATTCCACGACCAGCATAATTAGGCTCCACCAATTTAATTGATGGTAATCCACCATTGATATGCCTAGCCATGAGATTCTTTTTAATCACCTGATAATCTCGACTGTCCAACCTGTATTCCCCATTAGGATAATGTTTCCAATGGAAATACTCTTGCTTGCGACAAAATTCCTCAGTAAAAAATTCATGGATAAATGTCAAATCATCATAGAATTTTCTGACTTCAAAAATCTTTTCCTTACCCTTATTGGTTGGGATGTTCCAGTTTTCTTTTTTACGGATATCGTTACACTCTTCCCATTCTTCCCCAAACTGGCCTTTATCCCACCGCTCACGAATGTCATTAAGCAAATAATATCCCATCTTGTATGGATTCATACTATATTTGCCACCAAGAACTCCCATCTTATGATCAGAATATTCAATAATACCACAATCATCAGACTTCTGACCTAGACTGATATATCCATGCTCTGCCATAATAACAGAATCTACTGTGCTGGCCCACCCTTCGTTCAAAGTCTTAGTTTGCCTCTGTGGGAAGAAATAAATAGCTTCTTCATACAACATCGAAACAATATCTGCTTGCCAAGGTTTCAGAGGAGCATTGTCTCGAATGTACCCAAGAATGTTCTTAGTTGGATTCTTAAACAAACCAATTTCATCAGCAATATCTTTTTCATGAACCTTTTCATTTTCTTTTTGCCTGAATTCAGGAGTGTTCAAAAATGGTTCCATATACATGCGTTCACGATCAACAGTAAGTCTTCGGGCTTTATGATATTTTCTTTCGTCATAGATGTTTTTATCTTTAACAACTTTTTCTGTCCAAGCATCAGATCCATCGATAAGAGTTTCGAGCCTCATGACATGATCAAGAAATTCAGTTACCCTTTCTTTACCCCAGCGAGCCATGTAATTACGAATTCTAGTTCCGTGGTTGGCCATTTTATTCAACATATTCGTATCAGTGGCACTGAAGTGAATATTGTTTTTGAAAAAATCATTATGACCAGTTGCATGTGCGACTACAGTCAAGTGATCAGCAAGAGTATTAGAGCTAAGATTATAAATATAACAGGGATCTGTATTTACTACCATTTCGTATATTTTATGGCCACCGAATTCGTATCCACGTTGAAGTTCTTCATACTCCATTCCAAATGACCAATGTGGAAAACGAACTGGGAATCCACCATAGGCGGCAATTTCACTGATCTCATCATATGTCAAGAGTTGAACAACGGTTGGATAGAAATCAAGTCCCCAATCACGGCAGGCTTTAAGAATTACGGGGATATACTCTTTAAGTTCTTTTGATAATTGAACACCGGGAACGGTGTTATCACCAAGCAGCAGACTTGAGCCGTGAAAGAATTTACTTGACATGATGAGTCCTCAATCTTTGTAATCATGAACTATTTTATTTGAATTACCCAATAATTGTTGGATAGCCTCAATGATCTGTTCATTTCTATTTTCCTCACTCAAAGATGGAGTAGACCACATCGATTTTCCATCGGGGCTTCCTCCAACAGCAACTGTGCGAACGCATTCTTTGTCTAATTTTCCTGCTTTAATTGCTTCATCGACATGAAATTTAACTGAATCATTATAACTTGAAGCAAGAATCTGAGTAATTCCTGTGAAATTAACGACATTAGGTTTGAAATCTTCAGCTAAAGAATTAATGAATATTTGATTATCTTCTCCCCAATTTTCGCCATCTGTGAAGTAAAAAACATAAATATTCCATTTATTTGGAGGATATCTATTTTCAAATTGTTTAGTGATGAATTTCAATGCTGAAGAACAAGTTGTGCCTCCACCAAATCGATAATTATAAAACTTTTGTTCGTCTACTTCCATTGCTTCGCTGTCGTGCCAGACGTAAAGACGATCAACTCTGTCATAAAATCGACGAATCCACACATCAATCCACCAAGCCATATCACTTACGATTTCACATTTGGCTTGATCCATAGATCCAGATCCATCACGAGCAAAAACAATAAGGGCATTGCTGCTTGGAATCTTTATTTCGTTGAACTGTCTGTAACGCTTATCTTCATTAATTGGCTGAAGAACACGAACAGGATCTTTGACTCCAGCCACATACTTCATCTTATCAAGAGTTCCTTCAGCTGCATGACGCTTAAGGGTTTGCATAAGAGTGCGACGATTGTGTCTGAGGGACTCAGGCCCAATCAAAGAAATATTGTTATATTTAATTTTTATTTCGTCATAAATTTCATTAGGCTTCTTCTTGAGATTAGGAAGTTGAAGCTCATGTTGCATGAATTTTAGAACTTCATCAAGATCAAGGTTGATGGTGATCCCTTCTGACTCACCTTGTCCTGCACCATTTCCTTTTCCTTTTTTTGGATCTTTTCCAACAACATCGCCTTCTTTTCCTTGTCCACGTCCAACACCCTCATCGCTGCTTCCATAGACGATATGAGGAATGTCAATCTTTGGGATCGTGATGGAAATTTTGCCATTTTTCCCACGATTTTTTACAATTTGTCCACTTTTTATAAATTTCTTAAGAGCCTTACGAATGCGTCCTGAAACAACATCTCGAAAATGTGACCAATCCTCCTCTATTCTTCTTGGCATGAATCACCTCTTTTTTTTAGCTCTTAGTACTTATTTATTCAATATTCAAGGAGAAACAAGTTCAATTCCACAAGTAATGTTATTTGTATCACTTGTGAAATCTTTAATTTTCATTGCGAATAAAAGGTCGGTGTGATCATCGGTAAGTGCTGCAAAAAGATCACCAAGAGTGCCATCTTGCGCCCAAATATCCAAAGCAATATCATCTATTTCTTTCATGAGTTGCCTGCTTTGGGCAGTACCTAACCAATGGTTTTGCATGACAATTCCCCTTAGGCAATCAGCCGAATAATGGCCTTTATTAAATTATAAACTATTGATTTCAATAAGGCAAACCTAGCTAAAAATAATTGACGGTAACTTTAACATTACCGTCAATTATTTTTAATATTAGTTATTTTATCATTCGTCTTCGGCTAGGTCGCCTCTGGAGAATATGCCAGAAACAAAGTCTAAAACATCTGTGGCAGACCTGTCATTATATCCAAAATCCTTGACAAGTCGTGTCTTGACTGCATCGATCTTTTCCTGCAAGTCCTTATCCACAACTGCTGCTCCGCTCATTGTTAGAGCAGAAAGCTTGATGGTGTCACGAACGTCTTCAAACAGTTTTGCTTCCAATGCTTTACGAAGTTTAGGATTGGAGTCCCATGCAAATGTTTTACCTTCATGCGCCAGATGACCAATGAAAGCTGCAATTTGGCGTCGGAAATCATCACATCCAGTATCTGGAATTTGAATCTTTTCTTCGATTTGACGCATGAGTCTTTCATCTGGCTTGCGATCTTGACCAGTAATTTGGTCCTTAATTTTATTCTTATTGATGTATGCCATCACGTTATCAATATAATTTGTGCAAAGACGCTTAACAGCTTCCTTGTCGCCAACAAGAGCTTTTTGCACCTCTGTTTTAAGTATTTCTGTCAACTTTTTCACCGCCAAATCAACACATGTAATGTATCGACTCACTTGTTCCTTGTTAGTAAGAAGACTGCTGTTTTCGAGTCCATCACGAAGTTCGTTTAAAACCATGAACATATTCACATAGTCATGATTATTTGCGAGACAGTTGGAGATCTTGTCCTGAAGATATCGAACTGAAACACCGCTGCTCATGCCTTCATCAGGATACTTGTCCTTTAGTTCTTTCACGCTGTCTTCTGTCCAGCCGGGAAGCAATTTACCGTCATAAAGCTCGGCCTTTTCGACAAGAGACAGTTTGCCGTCCTTGTCGTCAGCAAGACGAGTAAGAATGCTCCAAAGAGCAGCAATTTCAAGAGTGTGCGGAGCAATATGCTGACGAACTTTTCCGGGTCCGTAGTCTTTTTCAAGAATTCTTAATTCCTCGCTCCATTTCAAGGTGTAAGGAACATCAATTTTTGTTGTACGGTCCCGGAAAGCCTCCATGTATTGATTTGATTTCAACTTTTGAAATTCTGGGTCGTTTGTGTGAGCAAAAATTGCTTCATCGATACTTACCTGAGCAAACTTCTTAGGCTTGATGGTTTGTTCTTGAGAAGCACCAAGAAGATCATAAAGGAAAGCGGTATCGAGTTTTAACGCTTCAATAAACTCGATGATTCCTCTGTTTCCAACACAGAATTCCCCATCAAAATTGAATGCTCTCGGATCAGAATCACTACCGAAATTACCGATATTACGGAAGTTAATATCACCTGTAAGTTCAGTGCTGTCTTGATTTTTCTCATCTTTTGGCTGGAAGGTTGCAATACCGCAACGATCTGCTTCGGAGTAAACTTTGCGAATAACTCTGATGTGATTTTCTAAAACCTTCTCGATATCGCCATCATACTTTTTCAAAAGGACAGTCATGAACTTTTTGCAAAGTGGATCAAGTTCATCATTGCACTTGAGGGTGTAAATATCAGATCTTTGTTCTTCTGGGATCTTTTGCTCATGAATTTTATTCAATTCAAAAAGAATTTGCCCACGAATATCAACAGGTAAAAGTTTAAGAGGCTGTTCGTGCATTGGGCATTCGCATTCGGGATCGTTATAAACGCCATCTGGTCCTGTAGGCAGGTTAACCCATTTAAAGCTGTACCAAGATCCTTCTTCTGTATGGCTATATCTCTCCATACTGCGCTTGAAAAGACGAAGAATTGTAGACTTACTAGAGCCAACAGGACCATGAAGAAGAAGAATTCTGCGTTCTGTACCATAACCGCCAGCGGCAC